GTGTAATCACCACTCGATACACTTGAGTAACCGCCAACAAAAGATGCTCCATTTCTAGGAATGCTGTTGCCGTATCCCATAGCAAATGAGTAATGGCCGGCATTAGTATTGTTTATGCCAATAGTAAAGGAGTACTCGTCTGAAGCAGTGTTTCCATAACCAAAAGCAGCAGAATAGTTACCAATATCAGCTGCATTCCATTGTGTGCTATTAACATAACCAGCTCTAAAAGCAGCTTTCTTAGGATACCACATCATCCTTGTTCCTGCACCAAGATTAGGTTCAGTCCACCCACTTCCGTATGTTCCCGTAGCTACGATGGCGTCACCTGTATTGCGTGGCGACATATAACCTGAAGTGTAATGCTTCCATGGAATAGAATCTTTGTAGATTATATTCAGAAACCTTGCATCGGATTGAGATTTCGTATAGGGGATTGGCTGAGGCTGTGCAAAGACAATTGCACTCCAGATCATGAACAATAAAAACAAAAGCTTTTTCATATTTATACGATTTTTATAACAGTAAAAGTTCCTGCAGTCTGGGTTACGGTAATTGCCGCCAAAGTCCTCCCCAGGGAAGCATTGAAGGTATAGATCATGTCCGCGCCTACTGTTGTTCCTAAAATGGTTCCTGCAAAGGACGAATCAGTCATGATGGATACAATCCTTGCCCCGGCCGCGATCGTCTGTCCTGAGTTGTGTATGGTGATCGAGGGAGTATCTGTTCCGCTTCCGGAAGCGATGACCGCACTGACCGGAAGAGGATTCGCCGCGGTAATGGCATTTCCATTTGCATCAACCTGTAAGGTTTTAAAGGGTGTATTATCTTCGTTGACAACATAGGTTGCACCCCTAAGTAATGCCAGTACTCTCTGGATCGTTGTTTCTAAAAGGTTCATGGTCCTGAATTTTTATATTGAAAATTGAATCGGCATAAAAGAATAATTGTCATCTGTTCCCTTAACGCAGGCGTAGAGTTCATCCATTACTCCGGTTCCGCCTTTGACCAGGTATAATCCACCCCGTAGAGGTTCAGCAGCTACAGTTAATCCTGTCACTCCTACCGCAACCGCATCACCAGTAGCCCCAGTTGGACCGGTCTTACCAGTCGCACCGGTTGCACCATCGGTCGCTCCGGTTGGACCTGTTTCACCCTTATCTCCGGTTGGGCCCGTCACCCCGGTAATGCCTCCACCAGTTGGACCCGTTACTCCGGTATTCCCGGTATTCCCTTGTGGGCCCGTTGGTCCTGTACTTCCACTTCCTGTCGCACCGGTAGGGCCGGTGGGGCCAGTATTCCCGGTATGTCCGATATTGGTTGTTCTAAGATCGTCAAGAACACTTCGCAGACTGGCTGGCTTTTCAGCTCCAGAACCATCAATGGGATAACGGAAGATGACATCTCCCAGATCTGTTGCATCTTGGCCGTCAAAATGAAAGCCTTGTTTATCTTTTTTCATATCATATTGTATTTAACTGTGGTGTTGGATTATTCGGATTTTGTTCCTGGGACTGAGCAGCGATTTTATTCGTTTCCATCATCCCCTTGGCGCCGGTCTTCATCATTTCAACACCGGCTTTTGATTTATCTTTCGCGGCCTGGACTGCAAGTTTCCCCTGGATATCCATATTCTTTTCCTGAGCGGTTGCATCAGCCTGTGCTTTTAACTGTGCCTGGGCAGCTTCCTGTTCCTGTTGCTGTAACTGGGCTTTTACCTTTTCAAGTTCATCCCATGCACGATCGAGGACCTGAAGTCCTTCAGCCAGGCTTTGTGAAGACTTGAAACGGATTGCATCTTTGGTCCGAAGATTCCCGGCATTGATTTCTTGCGGGAAAAGTTGCATGGCAAACTGTTTCACCTCGTTGTATTCCCTTCCATCGGAAAAATAAGCGGCAAACTCATCCAGGCAAATATCTTCGGTGATCTTCAGGAAATCCATATCATCATCATCAAGGAACATCCCTTTGAGTGATTTAAGATAATCCCAGTTGATCTTTACCTTGTCAACCATTTTAGTTAAGAAGATCGAAGAATAAACCTGGAGCATGAAGAAAAGATCCTTGGTGATACTCCGGCTGGCTTCGATATTTTGCATCGTCCCGGTTGCCGTTGCCGAGGCCCGGCCCAGTCCTTCCCGGGTTTCATTGATCCCGGTCAGCTTATCAATAGTATTCTGAATGTCATTTTTGAGAGTAAGAAGAATTTCAAAACTCTGGGTTAAGCCTAAGTCAATACTCTGAATGATCTGAGCTGCGTTGATGATCTGTTGTTCGGATTCAATTCCATCGACTGCACTATTGAACTGGATAACCCCATGTTCAACCACGTCATACATCACGGCGCTCATGTTACCTAAACGCTGAGGAATGAACTTCTCATCATAGGTATAAACCTTGCCTTTGACTTTCTTTACCTCACGTTTGATGATATGCATGATCAGGTCATGAACTTCTGAAAGGTTATGAATCATCTCTTCTAGGGAGATTCGCTTTCCATCAACAGTTCCATAAAGACAATGAGTGTAGTCAAAAGCAGTGCGGTACTTCCCATTGATCAGCCGTTGCTGAATGAACTCTTTGGGTTTCATCCCGTAATAATGGCCGGCGCCAATCCTCCATCCTTCCCAGATCTCATCCCTCCACCATTTTTCAATCTTGAATTCGTCTTTGGCTTCATCCCGGTCGAACGATGATTTATATTTTTCATATTGCAATGGATCAAGAAACCTAACATAAGGCTCTCCACCTTTTTTATTTTTTCCAATTTTTACATATACAGGAACTGAAGTCTTCCAGTTTCCATAATAACACATGATTGCAATCTGCCCCTGGACGTGCTGGAAGTGAGTTGAATCCATAGCTGAATCACCTTCGGTAACTCCCATCTTATTCACATACTCCCGCATTTTTGAATCCATGTCCGGGAACATACTGAAAATTTCATTCTTATATAATAACCTGGATTCTAAAACGAAAGGGGTTCTTAAACAAAAAGGATCGTTATTGTCTTCCTGGAAAGTGATATACTTTGGACTGACAACCCGGTAAGTGTCGATCCCATCTTTGGTCCGTTCTACAACGCCATGACATTCTGAAGTGAGGACAAGATCAGTCATATTCTGATATAACTTGACTTTGATCATATCCTCTTCGATCTTCTTATCCGTGATCCGCTGCATGACGATTTCATTGCGGCGCTTGGGTTTCAGAGCGAGCTCAGCTTCGGGCGTCCCGGGATCCGGGATAGGCATGCCATTGAAAGGTTTAATCCCGGTATCTTGTTCAACCTGTTGAAAGACCGGTTTGAACTGCATGGCTTGCTTGATAAAAGCAACATGGTTCATTTTCTCGGCCAGAGCTTCAGGGTTGATCGTTTCGATCGTGGCTTTTAAACCGATATCCAGCATTTCACCGAACAACAATTTTTCTTTTGTCCGGGCCAAATGGAAAGGAACAAAGGTAGTACTCAGAGTCTTCCCGTAATTTTTGGTAAAGTATTCTTTGAACTTGGTAGTATATTCCCCGTTATGGGTATCGTAGTTCCGCTGGATCTTTACCAGGCGTTCCTGTTGTTCTTTTGAATACCGGTATTGAACCATGGCATCCAGCCACTGCCGGCTCCACTCATTATCGCGTATTCGTTTGTCAATTTCACTTGGACAAAATTCTGGAAAAGTAGCCATGTACTTTTTTATTATAAGTTACAAAAATAAATAATAGGATAAGGGAATGTCAATTATTTGTAAAATTATGGGATTCTTGTAATCTCTCCGTCAATCTCTTCATAGGATGGCAATCCTATATTTGTTACAACTTTGGTAGGAGTTGACGAGTATTGGATTTTCTTATTCATGTCAATGATTCTCATCAAAGCATTTCCCATGGCATCAACACTATCCCAGTCTGTTCCAATCTGGGCGAAGTCATAAGAAATAGCATCGTTGATAATTTCAAGGAAGTAACAATACTGAATGTAATACTCAATCCAGGATTGAACCAATCCCAACATTTTGGGTTTGCTGCTCTGGGTCATTTTTACGCCAAAGTCATGGTTGAGTTTACTATTCGGAGCATCAAAACTCTTAGGCCGGCGAGCCAGGTACTTGACCGCACCTTCTCCTTTGTAATACTGGATCATGGCATCTGCTTCAGCTGATATCATGGTATTGCCAAGCAGGTTATAATCCACACTCATCTGCAGACCTATTTCCCAGAACAGTTCCTTTACCGGTGGACGCTGATAATATAAAGCGATCGGTACCGGGCCCCGAAGATCCTTTGCTTCAGCAAGGAAAGGGAACTTGTCATATTGACGGACTACGACAATAGCGCCCAGGGATTTGCTGGTATCGGTCTTGTCTTCATTATATCCATCTACCCCGGCCACATCAAGATCCCGGATATCCCTCATGGCATCTTTGAAGATTTTTACTTTCTTCCAGTCCGGAGTGCTTTTCTTGGGAAGTTCCTTCTTTACCTGGAAGGGTCTTATAATATCTCCATGTTCATCTTTGATCCAGTCATATACCCATTCGGTCCATTTCCGGTCATTGCTCTCAATATGGTAACTCTGCATGTACAGCTTTTCCGTATTGAAATGATTAGTCCCGGAAGAGGTAAACACATCTTCAACCGTTTTAGGATAGTTCTGCTTGAACTTTACAAATTCTTTTTTATCCGGAAGCTGAGCATATTCAGCCAAGGTCCGGTCAATGGATTCATCTGCCGCCTTAACATCTTCACAGCCAAGTAGTTGCTCTGGTTTCAGATCGGGATATTGAGCGTCAAGATTGGGTGTAATGACCTGACCTTCAGCACGTCTGACATAGGGAACGTAATACCTTTTGCCTGGGATAAACAATTTAACCAGTCCAAGGATATCTGCTGCATGCCACATCTGTTTGAACTGCTTGGAAGATTTTTGCATCTCCCCACCAGTATTTGCAGTCACAAATCCATTGGCAAGATAGGTGTGTGTCTCTGAAACATTAAGATTGTAAATAGTCTGTTCTCCGATAGATTCAATCTTTGTAACCTTTGAAAATTTAAGATTACTTAATTGTTTTGAATCATTAAAAAATTCACCCTTCTCTGGATAATTTTCATTTGGCATGTATATCAAAGCTGTCGAGTCATGTCTTGTGTTTAAGCCTTTTTTTAATGATATTGCCTTGTCAAGAACATCTTGTTTGTGTTTGCAGAGGAATTTGATTTTATTTCTGAATTTTAAAACATCTTCAGTTCTTGAAACATAAAGCCGATAGACATAATCCAGTTGATCAGAACTAATTTTAATATCTTTAATTCCTCTTTTCTCTTTTGTTATATGACTTGTTATTCCAAGTTTTATCAAGAGATATTTTACCTGGTCAAGCAATTCAAAACAAATCGAAGTCAATACTATGCGAGTTGAATTTTTCTTTAAATTGTAAGAAACATTTCCGTCCGCATCATAATATCCACCAAGCAATTCACAAATGGAATGTTCGTCAAATTGATCAATGTCTAATGGAAGTCTTTTCTTCTGTTTTACTTGTCCGTACATACCATGTTCCTTTAAAATAGTATGATAACCTTTCAGTCCAATATTTTCAAAAACAGTTCCATCTTTAAGGATAAATGATTTGTATACTTTATAGTCAATTTTCTTTTTAAGATAATCTCTTATCTCCTGATCAGCGACACAAATTTGAGGAGTGTTGTTTATGGAGTAATTTCCATCTCCTATGAGAAGTCCGAGGATCCTGGCATTGGAAATTCTTTTCTTTCCAAAAATAGAAACCTGTCCTATTGATGCAAGTTCATCGCCAACTTTTATATCTTCGGCTTTTTTAAACATTGCCCTTCTCGTTCCTTTTCCATTTCTATACGTGTTGAGTTTCCTGTGTGTTGTAAGGATAGGATGGTCATGGCTGCATTCGATAAAATTTCCACCAGATGTTTCTATTCGATAACATTGTTTTTTAGCCGGAGGATTCATGTGGTTTATTATACCCTGTGAGGATGTTTTCCCATCGTAACAGAGGATTCCGTCTTGCTGTTTTAATGTTTCAATATTTACAAGATTTCCTTTATTGTCCCATACTTTAGTGCCAGCACAAACACACCCATAAACAAACATAAATCCGATAAAGGTCTCTCCATCTTTGAGTGCCGGATAGATCGATTCCCGGGCATCACCGACCAATGGGAACTGACCGGATTCTTCAAGAAAAACATCATTGAAATATTCTCCTTCCATCTTCTCGGCCTTATCCTTCATTGTCTTAAAAAAAATCTCCGCATAGATTTTATCCTGAAATCCTTGCGGAGTTTTTTCTTCATATCCGATTTTGAAACTATCACTGGAACGGATCAGATGATTGATCATGAATTCCGGTGCCGTGATATTGTAAGTACGGTAAAGTTTCAACCGGAATCCATCACAATAGGTTTCCAGGCCCGCAGCCACCCCGGCCCGGTACCGGTCGATGAACCGGATCCCATGATTGATATACATGACTCCAAGAAAAGAAAGACCGCCTCTTCGTTTTTTTGGAATGATAACTCCAGGCATATGAGCTTTCTTGGCTTGATCTACCGTGTCGACAATCCCGTAATGCAGGTCAACGAAATAAGGTGTTGTAGGGCCTCTGGGACCGTCTATGGTTGAAAAATTCAGATACTCATAGTATGGGCCCGGCAACTTAAGTCCTCCGGTTGCATACCCATTGATACACCGGTCAATCTGTTCTTCCCAGAATTCAATGTAAATACTGGTTCCCCTTACCTCCGGGAAAAGAATGGAATTAGCAAAGTCGGGAATTTTATTGTTGATAGGACATGGATTGAACCCGCCCATTTTGATGATTGGGCCGTAGTTCTTAAATTTCTCTTCAAGTTTACTTTTGAGTTCGTTCATACATTCGGGCAAATTGTTCTCGGTTCCGTTTCCAGGTTTCCAGGAAACTCAATTGCCGGCCTCCCTTCAACTGAATATTGATTGCATTGGCATCTTTTTTTTCTATTTTTATTTCCAACCGTTCACATTCTTCCCTCAGTGAAGCGGTGGATTCGAGTAATTTTTTAAGTTCTGCGGGCTGGCAAGTCCGGACCTGGGCATTCAATACCTCGATCTTCTCAATGTAAGTATCATAACTCTGTTTATCCGAATCATAAATGATACTGATCAATTCGAGAATTGCCGTTTTAAATTGCTCTGAAGATTCTATTTTTATAATACGTTCCTTCTTGTTCTCTTCCGTTGGGAAAAAAAAGGAGACAGCGAGCTCCTTTCTTCTGGATTCAGGCTGTCCCCTTAATGGTGAACCGACGTAGTCATATACCGTGACGAGGTACTTCAACTCCGGTTCGGTCAAACGAGAGAGTGATGGACACAACTGCACTGCATTTTTGTGCAGAAATATCTTTCCTTCAATTAATACATAAATTCCGGTCATTGGAAATTACCAGTTTTCATCATTCAATTGAGTAACGGGATGGGCTTGTGAATATTCAATCATCATCCGCATGGCATCGGAACGCATATACGGGATCGGGATATAGAACATCCGGGAAAAAGCGCCGGCGTTATCCATCTCGATCCAGCGGATTCCGATCTTCCCGATCTGACATTGAAACCATAATTCGAACAGCAACGCATAAATACTCAACTGCATTGCATACCGGTTATAGTTGCAAAGTTCAAGATGGTTCAATGGAGCTTTGAAAAATTTATTGTCATGCTTGATTACTCCATTCTTGCGGCTGATGGAATCAAAACGGATTCCTTTATGAAGGTTGCTTTTGAAATCTTCGAAGTCCAGGATCCGGGTACGGGTCTTCCGGACGGCCACGAAATCTGTTTTGCCGGCAATGCCAAACTGAGCCGAAGCGATTGCGACTTCACTAGCCATTTCCGAATAAACCTGCATCCCTTCCTTGACAAAAGACTGAACCAACCCCTGCGGATCGGCTTCCTGATCCGGAAGGATATTGTCATTAACGGCATCTTCCATGATCTTGTGAATGTTGGTTCCATGATCAGCGGCTTCATCCCGGCGCTGATCCCACTCAGCCAGTACTTCCTGTTGCACCAGGGTGATCATCGTTTCATCATCCGGTTCTCCTTCTTTCCAGCCATGAGTTTCCCGAACCTTTTTACGGGCTACAAAATAACTGATCTTCTCCGCATCAAATTCAGGTTCATAGTCATTGAGAAGTTTGGTGACGGACAACATGGAAATACCATTGAGAGTATAGGTATGGGCTTCAGGTTCAAACTTAATTCCTTCAATCTTATCTAATATCATAAAGTATATATTTAAGAATAAAATGAATTATGCCTCCTGATGGACTTTGGGTTTCATCGACCTTGGAACTTTGACCTTTTCCGGTACCGGGCTCCCAGTTTCCGGGATGAAGAATTCCTTTGCTGTCGGAGTGGCCGGAACATAATCTTTGATTCCGTCATCGACCGGCTGAAACACTTCCTCGGCTTCTTTCATGCCAGGGATCTCTTTGGTTTCTTCAACCTGTTCTTCGATCGGAACATTGGGAATCCCGGCATTGATCTCATGCATCTCACCCATCACCTCTTCGCCTTTGAAAACGATAAAGCCTTTCTCTTTCAGCTTCTCGATCTGCATATCCTCAGCTTGCTGGTCGGTCATGTTATTCACTTCGATCTGTTTCTCTTCATCCTTCTCAAACAAGTCAAGCAGGAACTGCCGGGCCGGCATTCTTCGGAGCTTCACATCTTCCACAAATTCCGTCACGTTCTTTTTGATCTTCTGAACCAGCCGTTCCAGTTCGGCATCCCGGCCGGCACGAATGATTGCAAACTGGATCAAGGGAGTATTGATTGCAAAAGTCAAATCATCCTGGCCTTTCATCTTAGCGGTGATGAGAACGACTTTGCCGTCATACCGGAACCCGGTGACAAACAGGTTTTGCATCAAGGTGTTGATATGAGCATACAGGTCGCGGTTATAGGATTTGTCATAATCCCTGAGCTTGGGAAGATCATATTCGAAGTCGAACATGGCATCACACCCGCCCGGGCCGATCCCGGTGATTTCAAGGAAATGGTATTTCAATCCCTGAAGCAGACTGACCAGTTCCCCGGGAACCGGGATTTTGTAAGTCATCTTCAGGTCGACCAGCACATCCGCATTTTCTTTAGGCTTGATATCCGTTCCTTCAATTTTGATCCCGGTGAATCCCTCCCCGAGCAATTTGAATTTTTTAATGTCCATACTGTTCTGTTTTAGTTGTTAATATCTTGTTAATAAAGTGGCATTGGTTCTTTCCCTGGAGCTGATCCTACTGTTCCGTTCTTTACTGATTCATCAAATTTTTGCTGATTGAAAATCCGGTTCAGTTCCCATCCAAGCCAATGTTTTGCTTCAGTCATTGCATCTTCAGACTTTGTAAGGTAATGCATTCCTCTAGCAGACGAAGCCAAATAAGGATATGCTTCAGCTGAAATAAAAAAGAATTTTTTTTGATATTCTTCAATTTTTTTTCTGAAGAATTTCACATAAGCCAATTGAGTATCGGCCAGGACCATGTTACTCTCTGCCGGCTGGTTCCAAATCGTGGTCCATCCTTGATTCCAGTCAAGATGTTCCGCCTGTGGCTCGATGACAGGACTGGTAGGATCACTTGAACTCGGATAAGGTGTTTCTGTTCCCAACTCGCCTAAGACCATCCCAAGCCAGGATTTGGCCCTCTGCAGCTGAGTATGACAAAGGGATACTTCACGTGAAGTGTTAAGCGCATGTACTGAGTTGATCAGACGATCCACGTCCAATCTCAATTCTCTGATTTCTTTTTCCATTGTTACCTCCTATTTAACGATCATCCAGTCTTCCGAAAGCATATCTGTCTGGGAAGCTAACCATCCCATCAGGATCTCACCTGTTGCAGTTTTCATGGTGATACAGGGCAATACCTTAGCCGTTCCGCCTTGCTCATAAGCATATTGTGCATTATTTGCCGACCAGAAGTTTTCTGCTGGTAAAGCATCAGTACCCGGGGATAGTGCAAGCCACATCCCTTTACCGTTCCATCCAATACGGCAAACTTTTTTTCCTTGTTTCAACGCTCTAATAGCATTACCAAAATCCATTAAATTTTCCATTGTTTGTTTTTTTAAATTTTTACTGATTGAATTAAAAACCCTTGCAGCCCTGTCAGGTTTCGAACCTGAACTCTTCCGGACCAAAACCGGACGTGTTGCCAATTACACTACAGGGCAATTCCTTATTGTCTCTCCAGGTACTTCATCAAAGCTCTCAGCCGCATCATCGCCGGATAATAAATCATATTGTATTGCTGAATCTC